AACGTATAGAGCTACGACTTGTGCCAACTCCTCATCGAAGGGTGTCGAATCGCTATCTTGGAAATTAAGTTTAACACCATCCCACACTAGGAGCAATGAAGTCTCTGTCGTGACTCGTCTCCAAGTAGGAGTTCCTGTTGCAGGGGTTACTGGTGAAGTTGAAAGTGGGTAAGTAAATACTGTAGGACTAACTCTGGTGATGATGTGCTCACCGATGTATTCAGGTTGGACTGTATCTAAGATCTCCACTACGTCGTGGCTTTCCAATCCATGCTCTATACCAGTGTCTACAGTAACCACACCTGCAGCATACGTCATAGATACTACAGGCAGAGCGTGACCATCTATTCTAGGAGAGATGTAGAACTCAGTAGCCTTAGGAGATACCGCTATGTAAGCAGCTTTCTTTGGGTGCGGTATGATAGGCTCGTCGTAAAGGAAAGGGGATGATCCGTTATTGATGTCAGACTTATCTGGGAACCTGCGTTTATCTCCGTAGATAATCGCATCACGGTCAACCCAATCTAAGAAACGTAAGGGTATCTTTCTCGAAACTTGATGATCATCCCTGATATCTTCTTCAAGGATCCACGCTTCCATTAAGTCAGCCCCCACTGGAAGATTACCCTTATGGGCATTTCCCTCCATGCCGAGATCTGATGGAATGTAAAGCGTCTCATGCCCAAGCCTATAGTATTTAATGAGTCGCTGCACATTTATAACACCTGCACGAAGAGCTTGATCTTTATACTTTTGCAGAGACCTCCCTTTACGGAGAGCATCTACAGGCATATTCTCATCGACAGTGTCCTTGAATTCTAAGAAAGTCATGTCAAGAAATTTACTCTATTATTTTATTGAAGGCAAGTCGAATATAGCAATAATGACTCACCACGATTATGAGATTAGTATACATCATTGGTAACAAGGAATCCGGCAAATCAACGCATGCTGATTGGTTGGTAGAAAAGCACGGCTTTGTCCGTATGAGTCTGGCATCCCCTATAAGGAGGATCGCTGCTCATATTATTAGCAAATACTGCGGTATGTCCGTAGAGAAGATTGAAGACTACCTGTTTACTGGAGACTTATATAGCCACTTTAAGACAGCTAAGGTTGAGTGTGATGGTATCACGCTGGACGGTCTGAGGAGATTGCTCGAAGGCTTAGGCGAGGGTGTCTGCGAGGAGCTGGAAGAATTAGCATTTGTAAATAAATTTATAAAAGACTTCAAAGCTCTGGATCCTTCAGCTCGGGTGGTATTAGATGATGCAAGGAAACCTTTCGAGGCTTCCGCTCTTGAAGAACTCGGAGGCGTAGGTATCTTTCTAAACAAGCCCGGTTCTGACAAGCCAGACGTAGTGACAGAGCGGTGTCAGCATAACGTCGATACTGGATTAATCGTGCCATCGTTCACGATCGATTACGATCTAGGAATTGAAGGAAGTCAGGCGAGGCTAACCGAGGTGCTTAACTTAAGGATCTAATCGTCCTTACGACGATTACCTTTCTTGGCTAAAAGCCTACCTCTTACTATAAGGTATAGGGAAACACAGGCGGAAAGTCCGCCACCGACAGCTGCAAGCCAGCTCCCTAAAGCTTGAGTCCACTCCATCCACGCAGGAAGGGTGACGACAGCTAAGGCCTCGGCGTGTTTCGAGAACCATGATAATCCCATGGCTCCGATCCCAACAAAGAAAGTGATTACAGGATTAGTCATATTATCTACTCTGTCTATCATAGTGGTCATTAGCTGTCAATCTACATCATTATCCTTGACAAGTCAAATTAAGCGATACCCCAATTTTTAGTAAGGACGATCGATAGTTTGATGTAGGGTATAAGCACATTTAATGTTTACAGTGATCTTTGGTTAATGTGGTTGAAGGGTGTTTTCATGATAATGTAGAACACTACCATAAGAATAGGTTGGCACATCCCGTAAGCTATTCCTTGGTTTGAAAGATCTGCCAAATATTGGGTAATTGTGGTGGAACTGAATCCGAGGAATTCCCTCTTGGACTCTCCGGCACTGGGGAGGAGGGTAGTTGCTTTAATGTGGGGTTGTCCTGCAAATAGCTGGACGACGTAACAATACGTGTATGCGAGCAGCCCCACAACAGCCCACTTAACAGTAGTAGCCAGAGAAGTAACGACATCACGCTCCTTCTCTTTGAGGTAGATGCCGTATTCTTTGCCATGTAATTTGAACCCATAAAACTTCTCACTTTCTGTTTCTTCGATTTGAACTTCATGGTCACGGACATCCTGACCTTCACCTCGTAAAGCATGGATCTTACGTTCCTCTGCTTCACTCTCGGCTTTCATAAATCTCAAACGCATCTTAGCTTCCATGCTACCTTGCAGAATGCCAACAGCCCCACCAGCAAAAGATGAGGCTAAAGGTATTACGTCTGAAATTAATTCTAACATTTTAGAGGATGCCACCAGCCCGAAGACTGGTGGCTTTAAAGATTACTCTAATGTCCATCCTTCGTTGAAGGCTGGTAACCCTTGTGCTCCTTCAAAAGCGAGAAGAGCAGCGAAAGCTACCGAATCGATGTTCTCCTGAACCGTTTTACTACCATCAGCAGAACCAGTGAAGTCCATCGCTAACCGAATACGGTAAGCCTGACACATGAAATTTGCGTCAATAGGATCTGTTTCCTGCGTTGGTGGATTGTCGGCACAAGCTTGGTCTTTGTGAACCAATACTATAACCTCACCTCTTTTAGTGTCTACATTTTCAATCAATGCGACTTTGCCTGATGTGTGTGTTAATTGCATTTTAGTTTTTATTTAGTGTTTGCTTTGTTCCATCTGAACCACCCAAAGAGGGCGACCCCGATGAAGAATAAAGTTCTAGTAAAAAGATTAACTCCGCTTTCTTTCATAGCTTGGTAGAAAATAGCGTCGGCCATCAACTTACTGTAGTCTTTCGTAGCATATAATCTATCATGAACAGCCGAAGGTAAAGCATAATCTTCACGATCGCTAGGGTAAATGAGACATACTGGAAAAGGGATCGTAGCAAAGTCAGTGACGAAACCCTCGTCGATCTCAGCTTTTAGAGAGTCGTTCTTCCCGTAGAAGAACTCCATATCCCGAGTGGCTTCCCACCGTTTCTCTCCGATTTTCTCAAACCCATCCATTACCTGTTATCAGTTACAGCATCGATAGCCTCTTTTGTTTGTGCGTCAAAGATTTGTTTCTTAAGCCCACGTCCAGTTCCCCAATGAGTTGCGACTGTGCCTACGGCTGTATTCCAGAAGGAGTCGACATCGACTTCATTAAGATCGTAGATGTCGTTATCCTTAGTTGTAATCTCAAATGGGAAAGTGAAGTCTGCTTTATTGTCATGGATGGTATTCCAGTTGTTCTGTGCGTAGATAGAAAGACTAAAAGTCTTACCATCAAACATGAACCCATTAGAGATAAGTTCAGCAGTCCTCTTATCAACCTTACCGTAGCACTCTTCTTTATGCTTCGCCATGTCATAGGGATCGTGTACTTTAACCAAAGCGTTAAGAGCTGCCATGTTTTCAGATGGTATCTCTGCTGAACCTAAGAGTTCTACCGAATCTCCTTTTTCAGAGATACTGCCATAAGCCGGGAACAGACCACTGTCTATAATCTCCTGTTGAAGTTTAAGACGATTCACCCCTTTAAGGTCTATATCGTCGTTCTTACTATATGTTTTTCTTACTTCCATCACGCTAAATTTTTTGAGTTAACTTCTACAATTTCTACACCTTGTTGTCTAATGAAATTGATTTGGTCGAGGATTGCTTGTTTAATCTTATCTTTAAATTGAATTGCTTGGAATCTTTTATTAATAGCGTCCCAACTTATTATAACACCTGATTTATCAGGTCTAAGTAATTCGTTCTTCCAACCTCCTCTTATAAATTCACATTCAAATTGTTTACACTCATCTGGGTGTTTACCGTGGATACCACAACCTTCACCTGTGCAATTAGAGCAAAGAGTGTTAACTGGTTTAGATAACTCTTTTATCTCGAATACTTCACAGCAAGCTGTGCATGTGCCACACTTACTCACCCGGCTCTATCTCCCTTACTATTATTCCCCGGAGATCCCCGATAGCTTCGCAATCGTCGGTTCCCCAGAATATGATACTTAATGTATTGACTCCAGCAGTAGGCTTACCTCTCCAGAATGTCGTTAAGAACCCTTGGTATTCAGGGTCGTCGATAGTATAGACTCTACGCTCAGTCTTAGGTTGAGGAGTTCCATTGTGAGATACAGCGACACGTGCTCCATTGTCACCCTTACCTGTAGTTTGGAAAGCACCGCCAAATACAATTTCTATATCGTGGTCTAAACTTTTAGGCGTAAATGAGAAAGTCATCTCTGCTAAAACAGGAGCAGAATTTATATCGGTCGCTGTCGTAGCCGGGTCTAAGGTCACACCCTCAACGAATTGCTCAAAGACGAGAGCTTTGAACTTCCCACCTAAAGCACTTATAAAACTTTTCGCATCTCTTACTGTGAAACCCATGACTATACTAGTATTGAAGCTGTTTTAAGATTGTTATCGTTTACGAAAACCTCGTTCTCCTGCACGTCGTAACTAGCACCGCCGACATTTTCAAGATAATAGAAAGGGATGTTACCAAGGTTTAACTGGCAACCATATATGTGAAACCCAGTATTAACTGAAGAATTTGGACAGTTAAAGTCCAACCAGTCAGACCCACCATGCACTACAGGGACAACGTAAGGATACCAAAGTCCAGTAGTCGGTCTTAAGATATGAGATCCTTGACCGTCTCCGTAATCAACCCGGAAGTTACCGTCACCTATAACACGCTTGATCCAGCATGAAAAAGTGTAAGGCTCCCCAGCAGACGGAACGGTGATGAGTTGCTGCCTCATCACTAAAGTAGAAGTCCCGAACAAAATATTGTTAGCGTTGTTAGCTCTACCTAGAGGATCAGCAACGTCCTTAGTGCAAGAGATAACGTCATCGTAATCCCACCGACCGACACCAGTCCCGGTAACGGTCATGTCGTTGTTATTACCGATAATGTTCTGTTGAGTTACTGAAACTTTTCTTAACTTACTAGAAGCATCTGATACTGTGAAACCCATTATTCATCTTCCATTTCCTCACCATCAGCCCAAGATCTTAACTGACCACCCCCAGCACCAGATCCTTGAGTAATAGTGATTATTATATCTGTGATTGCGTCTGCATTAGGGGTTTCAATTTTAGCTATGAAACCAGCAGCAGACCCGGAAGGTATCGTAACGCCCGTTGCAAACTTAGTTAGATTACCTGTCACACCAACGTTGAAGATTAAGTCTTGTGCGAAAGACCCGGACATTCTCCTAACTTTAACGAAGTTAGGGCTGAATGTATGACCAGTAGGGGCAGAGTAAATTGTTTCACCTGCACCGTTTGCATCAATCAACAAGGTAGCTTCGACAGCTTTAACATACTTCTTAACAGTTTGTTTAGTAGTGTTGTCGATTGTCGAGCTTAACGCTAGGTCTGTTCTTGGGTTTGAGATCTGCTCAGAGTCTCTAACGATAACGTGAGACCTTGTTGAGGCAGAACCCATCTGGAAGACTAAGTTGTCAACCTGACCAGCACTATCGATGATGAAGTCATCTTTGCGTCTTAACCAGTAAGAGTCTCCGACGTTGATGAAAGCATCGCCTGAAAGTGTAAGTTGAGTTTCAGAATCTACACTACTAACAGTGTATTCTTTATACCCGTTAACTTGGAAAGAACCTGTGTAGTTAAAGCTACCCCCGGTGCTCACAACTGTATCTCCTACCTGAACACCATCGGTGATGAATGTGGCAGCAGCATCGATGAGCAATCCTGTTGAGAGACTTGTGATAGTTCCATTCACTCCGAAGTTAGGTTGAACGCCTATTCGGATGTTTCTGCTTCTATCTAGTGTATCTTCACAAAGGTGAATGTGACCGATAGCATAACGGCTGACTGGAAGACCGAGTTTAGCATTTGAGTAAGAGTTCGGGTGTGAACCTCCTCGTAAAGTAATACCAGAAGCACCACCAAAATATTCAGTGATGATATGCTTTGTTGGGTCTGGGTCGAAATTACCACCTGCTGCAGAACCTCCAAACTGGATCGCTCCGATGTTAAGCATCTGAGTTCCTTCAGTATTCTGAGCTACCGGACCGCCTAGAGAAAGATTAGTAACTCGGGCAGACCATTGACGGACTTCATATGCCACACCATTTGAACTATAGTTATTTTCTAAACTCAACTGGGTCTCAGAGTCAACAGCAGTTACACGTGTGTTAGAACCGTTAACGAATACTCTGTCTCCTACGATTACGCCGTCTGTAATAAACGTCGCAGTAGAATCATTCAATTTATTCGCAACAAAACTATCTGTGGTTCCTGAAGACTTAATACCACCACCTGTTTTACCAGAATAAGAAAGTGACATTAGACTTACTTTATTATTCTCAAAATCGTTAGTAGACCAACCGAAGCTGCCTACGTTTGACGCAGTAGAATAGAAGTCAACGCCATGCCCAGACTGCAACCTCATGAACAGGTTGTCATCTGATCTGAACTGGATAGAAGGATTAAAAGTCAATGACGGTATAATGTCTAGACCGTTGTCATGCTGTGGTTGCATATACCAAGCACCGTTATTCCGTGGCTGAACTCTTAAACTACCGAGTGTGTCCCAGAACCAATAAGTTCCAGTTCCACTAAACCCTGCTCTAAACTCAAGGTCACCGAACTGAACGTTGTTCTGCAGACTGGTTAAAATGTTTGTATCATCGTGATCGATTTTGAAAATCTCACGCATAGTTCCATCATCACCAGATCCGTCGTCACTTCTTCGAATAGTTAACTCTGGTGTAGAAGAACTATAATCCATCTGGATCCTAGACATTCCAGTTCTACCATCAAATATAACACTTGATGCGTTTGACTGTTGTGGTTGGATACCGAAGTATTTACCACCTGCGTTGTCTTGGCTAAACCTTACCTGACTATTATACTGATTGGTTACAGAATGAACTCGAAGGTTCATATGACCAGTTGCCTTAAGAGTCATTACATCTTCTTCGATACGGTAATTCTGACCAGAAGAGAAAATATTATCTTGAACAGACAGTTGAGTCTCAGAATCGATCGCATCAATACGAGTGCTACTACCTGTAGTCTCGTTAAATACAATATCTCCTACGTTAAACAAATCACTTGTGATAAATGTGGCAGTGGAATCGATAAGCTTATTTGAAGCTGCCCCATCTGTAACTCCAGTATCACGTTGAAGCTCTTGACTACCTATAGCTAATTGTTGATAACCTTCGGTTGGTCTAACTGCTAGAATACCAGATGAACCTAAAAAGTCAGCGTTACCAGTCCTAACGTAAACAATCGCATTATCATTTCTGTTATCAATGAAAGTAAGGTTAGAAGTAGTTGTCTCAAAAATTCTTGAGTAGACTCTTCCCCAATTGAATGACGAGTTACCGTTATTACGTGCTGCATCAACGTCAGGTCTGTTACTTTGGTAGAAGGTAAATCCTGAAGGTGATGTTCCGAACAATGGCGAACCATTAGATCTCCATTGATAAGAACCCCCAAGACCCGGAAGATAACCATCCCAGATAGCACCCTGATTGCTTACGTCCATCTTAACACCTCGTTCATACCCACCATTTGTGTATGAATCTAAGAAAACGTAGTCGCCTCTGTTGCCGATTGCAGATTCGTTACCTGCTCTGAAGATGATGTTAGACTGATCGCCTTTAGCCTGAATCAACAGATCTTCCTCTGAGCAAAGGTCTAGCTGACCACCTGCATTGAAGGCGATATTGTTGTCGTTGCCGTTAGTCCCGAACTCCCAAGTGTTAGTTCCCACGGAGTAGAGTTCACCAGTAGTAAAGATGTTTGCATCAACAGTAAGTTCAGTTTCAGAATCAATCGATGTAATGATTGCTGAAGTATGGTCTGTCCAGTTGAACGCTCTGTCACCTACTTGAACAAGACCTGTGCTGATAAATGTCTGAGTAGAGTCTACGAGTTTATTTGTTAATGTGAGGTCAGTTGTGCCTGACTCTTTTGCTGTCCCACCAAACTTAAGACGTAACTGCTGGCTGTAATCGATGTGGTTCTGGAAAGCGAGGTCAGACATGTTATGCCTGTCACCACCCATGTTCAGCTTGATACCAACTAAAGGTGCTCCACCGTTTGTCGAAGACGGTGATGCGTGAATTAAGAGAGGGTTGTTTATCCTGCCTCTTAAGGTAGTGTCAGTTGTTCCGTCAGTTTGGTATGCTCCTGTTGTTACAGGGATCCCATTCATCTCGAGATTACCAAGACCTGTCATCTGAACCCCTTGAGCATTCCCAAAGAACCTAAATGCAGTGTCTGCGTTGGTTCTGTAAAAGTCTCCTAAGTCTTGAGTGCCTTGTCTCCAAGTGTAACCCGGAACATTGGTAGCTGAAACTCTATACTGGATCGCACCAGCAATATCGTTGATAATATAATTATTATTATTTACTGTAGAGTATTCTAAGTAAGGAGAGTAGTCAGAGTTAGGCTTGATCCTTACCCTAGTATTCTCGTCACCTTGTCCTTCGATCTGCCAAACGTTATCGTTAACTTTCCCTAAAACTAAGTCTATACCTGAACCAGATGCCTGAGTGTCTCTGAACCAGATATTACCACGACCTATATTATTACCAACATCAAAGTATAAGTTTGCGTTAGTTCGTGTAGCTTGGAATGTTTGATCACCGTCTACTGCTAAGAAAGTCTGATCATGATACCCACCTGCGTTGTTTGTCTGAGTTTGGAAAATAACCCTAGCACCAGTAGACTGAGCTATAGTAGTTATAGCTTCAGTGCCACCACCAAATGTGTAAGGAGTTCTCGCTGTTAAATTAACTTTCTGAACAAGAAGTGTTCCTGTGCTGAAGCCGTCTACATAAAATCTATGACCAGAGTTTCCTGCTGCTCTATACTCCCAAGTGCCATTCCCTCTAGAGATTGAAAGATCTCCGATCTGTCCTATCGTCTCAGCATCGTGGATGATGATAGAACCACCTTGATTACCATTACCTGCTTGGAAAGTTATGTCACCTCCGTCTACAGTATTAGTATAACGTAAAGATTGGATCTCACGAATCCTCTGGAACTGTCCACCGATTTGATGAGCATTATCAGCATTCGGGTAAAGGCTACCGTAGTGGGTGATAGAAGAACTCTCGAATCTTAGTATGTTATTTCCATCATACTTTAAAGCCCAACGTGAAGTCTGTTGAGGCTCGAAGCTCATGTCTCTAGATCCAGTTCTCGGATCTTTAATTAAGAACTCTCCCGGCGAAGCATCAGTCCCTGCGAGAACACATACCCTACCACCTGCAGAAGTATTCTCTATGCAATCTGCATTTTGGACTAAAGGTGGTAGAAGACCTCCACCTCCAGTGTTACTTCTTCCGCCTAAATCGTCTAGTGTAGTTCTCTCACTCATGAGTTTTTAGTTTCCAGTATAGTAAGGTGTAGCAATATTGCCTCCAGTCCCATCTTCAGAAACAAAGGTGATACGGACTTGAGCCACAGAAAAATTCATTTTGTTAAGCATCTTCCTACCAGTAGTAGTATAAACGCTGTCTTCGCCTAAGGCGTCTAAGTTAAACCAAGAAGTTCCACCATCGTTAGAGCCTTCAACACGAACTACGATTTCTGTAGATGTGCCAAGAGTTGTGATGTCGAAATCAAATGTATGGTTTAAATTTTGTGAAGAATCGAATACATCTGAAGATTCACCCGGGTTAGCCATGCCATCCACAGACGCTTGAGGAGCTGATCCTACTTTACCTGTGTTGACTGCTTCGAGTATACCTCTTAGCAAAGAAGCTAGACTCGCTGCTGCTGCGTCTGGGTCTGTAATCTTCGTTGACCCAAGAACACCTTGGGCTTCGAACATACCTCTAATAAAATCGTTTAACGCACCTGATGCTGCGTCTGGATCCTGCTCTTTGTTATTAGCGTTTACATCACCGAGGTTGTCCTCGATTTGCTGTGTGTTAACTACGAGCTCGGAATTGGAAAGGTCGATGCTATCGACATCGATTTCCATATTCAAGAGAGCTTGAAGCATCGCTTGGAATAGAGCGATTGTCTGAGGGTCGGAAGCTGCAATCAGGTGTCCCAACGAGTTAACCCCAACGTGGCGAACAGTATCTTCACCTATGAGAGCTTCGTAAGGAACTCTCCCTTCATCGTTTACTTTATATCCTTGTAAAGACATTTATTTAATCCTCTCTTGAAAGTTCCCCGAGGAAGGGATTCACCTTCCCCGGGAAGTTTAAATTAGCTATCGAAAGATAAACCATCTTCCGCATAAACTGCAACAGTAGAAACTTCGCCATGACCAACTATTTCTGGTTGGGCTGCTTGAGCTGCTACCGCTGGTTGTTCAGCGTATTCAGGCAATCCAGATACTGAAGCGATTGACGCTGCAGACGCAACAGCTGCTGCGGTTGCAGTCACTGCTACAGATGCAACTGACGCAAGCGAACCTTGAGAAGCTACTGCTGCTCTTGAAGCTCGGCCTGCTCGAGACGGACGTGAAGCCCTGCTCGCTACAGATGCGTAGGACGCATGAGATGGGTAAAGGTTAGCGATCGCCCCGACTGAGCCTACAGAACCTTGAGAGGCCTGAGATGCCACCGATGCTATAGGAGCAATAGATGACACAGCACCAGCAGAAGCTAAGGATGCTCTCGACGCAACAGAAGATCTCGAAGCAAGAGAACCGACGCTCGCTTGTGAAGCACGGCCTTCTAAACCTTTGAGAGGAGCTGTAGCACCTTGAGAAGCAACAGAGGCTGCGGAAGCCACAGAAGCGACAGAAGCACGAGATGCTTCAGCTGCTCCGATAGGAGTCTTAACTCGGTGGTCAACACTTTGGTTAATGCGACCTTCCTCGTTAATAGAAACTACTTTGTTTTTCTCTGACATTGTATTTTAAATTTAAGATTTATCTTCAATTGAATCACGATAAGTTGCTTTCCCTACTGATATTTCATCACTAAGAACGGTTACAGCATCTTTTTCCTGATTTTTTTCTTTGGGTTTCGGAGCCAGTTGCTGGGCCGTAGAGCTCAGATCTTTTTTTTTAAGGTCGTCGAACTCGGCCTTATCAATCTCTGTGATCGCTTTTCCGTAACTGGAAAGAAGAGCAGCGTCTTCTTCGCTTTCAGTTTCGTAAACACCGATCCAAGAACTTGACTTCAGCACGCATGACTCGAACTTGAAAGACTTGTTACCAATCCGGTAGAGTCTTGTAGCGTTCGTTGTTCTGAAATATTTTTTCATAGTTAAAGGGAAAGTAAAGGAAAGGGAGCTAAGCTCCCTTCCCAAATTCCATCACGATTATGGACATCCCACCGCAGTAGTTGCTGGGCAAGAAAGGTTGAAGTTGTGTATGATCAGGTGACGCTCTGGTCGGTCAACCATAGTAGTCCACTTCGTAGAACGAAGATTATACTCATGGATGTTCGCCTTCATACGACACTTGTAGAGTTCCTGAACTTCAGGAGCTGGAGACTTGCGAGTAACACTCTCAGTTCCACCGATACCAACCTTAACGTCAGACCAGTCTAGGAACCAAAGGTTACGGCCACGTGACTGGAAGTCACCTCCGCCCTTGGAGTTGTCGAACGCATCTACGAAATCGTCGAAGAATGGCTCACGGAATACCGCCCACTGAACTGAACTGTCAGGGATATCATACAGATCGAAGTCGAAACTTACGATACCGTTGAAGTCTACCTTCTGTCCAACTTGTGCGTTACGCTGAGTAGCAACACCGTAGCGGTTTTGGTAATAACGGCTCATAGCATCGAAGATGTTATTTGCAGTCTTACGGTCAGTGAAACAGTCAATTGTAGAAACTGACTCGCCCATTGAACTACGGTTACGCTTTAGCAAGTAAAGCTCGTTGAAGATCACGTCTAGATCAAGGTTGTTACCACCAAGGTCAAGAACACGGCCAGACTCGTTTAGGATCGTGAAGATACCTAGAGCGTTAGCTTTGTATTCAAGTGTGCAACTTGGGTCTTCTGGATCTGTGATCTTAGGTAGGTCAGCGTATCCTTCTACAGTTTGCTTACTGTTGATGTAATCATTGTAGAATGTTGAACGCAACCAAGCTTCCTCGCTCATCGCAGATGCCATCTTATTCTGGTCGGCGATGTTCTGATACTCGAAAGTTTGATCCCACGCATTTACCTTACCGTCTAAGATTCTCTGAAGAGTATCTCTGTAGACGTCGTTCACACAACGAGACTCACGTGAAGTCTGGAACCAGTTAACCAACAGACCCATTGGGTTATCTGTAGGCTGATTCTCACACCAGTCTTCCCAATCGCTCACGTTGTTCGCCATGATTTGGATCATGCCGTAATCAGGGATGAGCTCAGTAGTCAAATCGTCGTCCACTGGGAAGTCTGACTTACCCAATGGGAAAGCTGTAACTGTCGCAGTTGTTGGATCAACGTTTGCACTACCAGTGATTTGATACTGGATTGTCTTCGCGTTTTTAGAAGCGTCCCATGTAAGAACTGAAAGAGTCATTCCCGGTAGGAAGTAACGCTCAAGGTTCTTTAACGCAGTTGTCGCAAAAGCAGAAGTATCAACAGTCACCGTAAACGTAACACCGAAAGTGGTGTTGTCGCCTGCTGTTGCAGAACGGCCTGCTTCAGGAACCGCAGCATTGATGCTGAAATACTGAGCGTTGATGATAGACTTCTGTCTACGCTGAATATAAGGGAGAATAATAGACTGCTCTTCAAATGTAATCTTATTCATTTGAGGCTTCATATTTCTCACACTACTTTTTAGAAGCATTGCGAGACCTTTTTGAGGCACCCCCAATGCAGCAGCTTCAGCGGAACTAGCTATAACTCGGGCTAACTCAGGTTCTTTACCAGACAACGCTTCAAAACGAGCAGGTGTTAAACCTTCGATACTAGCTTTAGTTAATGTGCATCCGCATGAGTCATCTACCTTTACAATTCTAGGTAGGAATTCTGGTGCTAATGGCATAATATTTTTTTAGTTAGTATTTATGTTTAGTTTACAACTCAGAAGGAGTTGCTCCCCGAGTTTGTTTTTCGATTGCGAAAATCCTATTATACCATGCGTCAAGTAAATAAATAGAAAAAACCACTTTTTGAAGTGGTTTTTCCTGATTTGGCCAAAAGAGGCCTCTAGTGTTAAGTTTTAAAACTAAGCTCTACGAACTGTGGTAACCGAGCAAATTAGTAGCTGTATTACCTTCTGGAGCCTTGCCCTCTGGTATGTCACCGTGTTGGCTTGAACGAGGTGGGGGAGTCGTTGCCTTCGATGCAGGGGGATCTCCTGCTGGTGGAGTAACCGGAGCAGCAGAATTTTCTGGACGCTTCCACCCATACGATTCTAGCCTCTTATACTCTGAGTCGATTTGCTGATTGACAGACCTCTGGATCGAGATCTTCAGCATAGACAAGATGTGCTCTGAGTCGAACGACCAATACTTTTCACCCTGACCTGCAGCCACAGCTTCATTGTATTTCTTGATCGGTAAGAACTGCTTGCCATCTACGACTCGATCAGCACCGCCAGTTTCCCAGAATGCTTGACCCTGTGCATCAACGAATTTTTCCAGTGCAGCATGCACAGGATTGTTCGCACTATCCATAGGCTTAGCACCTTTAGTGATAGCGACGAGTTCGTCGGCATACTGTTTACCTCGTGCCAGACCTTGTTGAATGATGCCATACTCAAGACCGAAAGCTTTTTGTGCTCCCTCATCTCCGTCTTTAGCGATAGCATCTTTAACGTGTTGAGGAACTACGTCATCGTAGAGTTCGCCTTGATACTCTTTAACACGTTGTTCAATCTGAGGTTTAAGGTGTAATTGTTTATTCTCAGCCTTTAGCTTTTCAGTTTCCTTATTCGCTTCAGCTGACGCTCTAACAGTAGCCTCATGAATATTACGCCTGTCACGCATCTCAAGCAATTCAACGTCTGAGATGTTAGGACGCTCACGGTCTAAGAAAGCTTTATACTCATAGTCGTTTGCGTTCGGCTCAAATGTAGGATCCTTCTCACGTGCCTGCTTTACGTAATCACGATGTGCTTTAAAGAACTTGAGCATCTTTTCGTCGAGTCCTTTATGCTGGTCTCCCATCTGCTCAGAAGCAAACTTAGCAAGCTCATACTCATACTTCTCTTGTGGGAGCAAATCGTCGAGTAGTTCTTGGTCTGGGTTACCTGCTGGTGGATCTCCGGCTGGAGGATCTTTAGAAGGTTCAAAAGTCGGTAGCTCGTCGGCTGGGCCGGACGGCTTCTTATACTTAACAACAGGTTCTTTTTTAGCAGGAGGTGTTTCTCCGGCAGGTGGGTCGCCAGCTGGAGGATCCCCTGCTGGTGGGTCACCTGCTGGTGGATCTCCACCATCTTCAGGAATGTCAGCTAAAATATCGGACAGACTCGCTGCTGGTCTGTTAGGTTTAGACTCCTCTGGTGGGTCTCCTTCTGGAGGATCTCCACTCGGTGGATCACCTGCTGGTGGATCTCCGGCAGGCGGATCGCCAGCTGGAGGCTCGTTCTTGTCAGTATCGCTCGTTAGTTGGAATAACGAATCGACTACATTCTCCCCGGTTATTTCTGGTTCCGGGGGTGTATCTTTATTCTCATCGCCCATTATCGTGATTTAGGTTATGCAGGACTCCCGGCCGGAGGTGCTGCTGGAGGTGCTCCACCTGCAGGGGCTCCACCTTGTCCTTCTGGACTTGGGATTCCTGCAGCTGCCTCAACCGTAGCGAGCCTCTGAGTAAGAGCTGCGATTGCTTCTTGTAACTGTTGGTTAAGATCAGGAGTTATATCCTCATCAGATTCGAGATTCAAATCAGATCCAGTAAGTCTGAACACTTCATTGACCATCTCAAAAAGTTTTGCGTCGCCCATCTTCTCCATCACTGGAGGCAACTGAACTACTTGTGCGATCAGTTGAGTAAGCGTCTGGGCAGCTTGCGTGTTGGAAAATCTTTCAGCACCGTCACGAGAAGTAAATAGCACATCATGACGAAGGTCTTGGACAGACCCAAGAATCGTTCTACGGATAACATCTTTCTCTCCAGTAGTCTTATCCTCAACGATCTTAAAGCCTGCAGCTTCAACCACTGACTCAGGATATCGTTCGAGTGTCGGCACCTCTACCTTATCGGAAGAGCAGCACAGCAAAGACTCGTATAACAATTTCTTCAGACCTTCACGTTGGTAATCAACGTCGTCAGAAATTGAAGTGAATATTGAATTAGTGGTATTGGAAATTTCTTGAACCTCACGTGCAGATATTTCACGTGGTGCAGGTTGACCCAGTTCTTGAGGCGAGAATACAAGCAGACGTTCTGCCAGTCCCATCAACTCAGACATCGCACGAATTGAGTCAGAGATGTTATGTGAGATGCTTGACTCTATAACTTCAACAGCAGACTTAACATCGATACCTACATCAGCAAGTTCCGTCCTTGAAACAAATAACGCTTGAGGATTCGCATAGTAGTTCTCGTTCTTAAGGATATTCTTCAACGCCTCCTGAGTTTCACTATCGATTACATCTTTGTTGAAGATGTAAAGTTTCATCAAGCCTGCTTTCATGTTGAGAAGCATTTGGCTAACGATGTTTGAAAGTTGATCTTGGTAAGGTATGATGTCGTGTGCCATCGAGTTGTTTAACACACGGTCATCTTTCTGGTTTATGCCACCGTATACCGCTGGGATCGAAGGGAGGAACTCACCTTTAACTACTGTGTTATCAGATGCGATCGTGAGCTTGACCCATACGCTGTAAGGGTAATCGCAGATACCGAGATCCTTAGGGATAACCTTTTCAAAATACTCAGTTAAGAATACTGGTTTGTCAGCGTCTTCTGTAGAGTATCTGTTAAGGTTAGACTTCTCGTCATTCTCAGAACTAACGTCATTTTTTGTATAGTTCGGGAACTTAATCTGACAAGGGTTGAAGTAGTAATCAAAAAATGTTTTATACTTTTCTACGTGAGTGGCTGAGCTAGAAGAGTAATCAATCGCATCTCTGTTGAAGAATCCTGATGCTGTCTTAACTTGACCGTAGAGAACAATATCCCAGTGCAATAACCAGTTAGGCCCGAGATCGTCGTTCTTCTTTCTCAATCTTCGCTTCCCCTTTATCACCTTTAGTATCTTCCCCTGACGTAGGGATCGAAGTAGGAGTGTCAGCGTTATTACGGGTAGGGACGAGGTGTTTCTCCTCAGTCCAACGACACGTTGGGAAAGTAAGAGAGTATCCGTAGAGGAACATGTCACGCACTGCTTGCTGCGAGAAAAATCTACGGTAACCAAACTGGTCAGTCATGATCTCAACACGCTGTGATAAAACGTCAGACTTAAGTTTAGCAGTAACTGAAGTCCCTCTTGCATCATACTTGAAGTATGGGTAAAGATTATGGAACCTTGCCGACTGTGCTGAAGCACGACGAGTAATAAATGAACGGACTAGGTTAACAGCAGTCTCGTGTAAACGAGGGATGTCGATCTCGATTACCTCATCCTTATCGTCCTTAACTAAAAATTCATCGGAACATTCAAGATCTTTTAGATACTTAGCACACTGCTTAACATCTACTTTACCTTGAGCATAAAGTTGTAAAGGGATATTTTGTTTATTAATCGGCGTAGAGTCCCAAGCTAAGTCCACCGCTTGATAATGCCGTGCATTACGACATGACATCCCAATCCCATTACTCACACGAGACTCAATGAGTTTCTCCCATTGTGACCGAATCTTAGTATCTTTTGACTCAGCATCCGTCGACGTGAAAATTTCCTGCAATCTCTCAGATGTGCAGCCCCAAGATTCTAAAATGTCGATGTCTCTCATTAATTCTTAACGGTCGGTATGAATGTTTCACCGGGTGAAAGAGGGTAATCTTTCAACACGTTAGGCATCAAGCACACCTCTATAAAGGTCAAACTCCAGCATACTGTATCAGGGAAAGTTCCTTTTGCAAGGTATTTCTTCATGTCCGTATGGGGCAAATTAATCATACTACTGAGCTCGTATACCGTCCAACGTAAGTATCCGCACATGCGGTTAACTCGTTCAGGAGTCCAGAGGGTCTTTAGATTCAGCCTCAAATAGTGGTTATCCACTATACGGGACAGAAGCGTAGAGGTCTCCTCACCGTTTATCTTAGGTGGGGAAACTAGAGGGAGGTCTCTAAATTTTTTAGGCCTCGGTTTAGGATTCTTCGCTGCTGCCATTACCTCTCGCTAAAACCACTAGAGAAGGAGGAGGCAGATCGTCAGCAGCGTCGCCGTCACCGAAGAACTCGTCTTCACCTTCAGCTTCAGAAGCTGAGATATCGGAGGCAGACTTAACAGAAGCTGCGAAGACAGCGTCAGAAGACTCAGTAACCACATAACCAATTGTCATGGTTCCTTCTGTTCCCGGCGTTTGCTGGGCTAGTTGGTCACGGATTTCTGGATCAAGATCCTCTACATTTAACTGAATGTCGTTTGCCATAATATCTGCAATCTACCTGTTGCCTATCCCGATGTCAAGTAATTCTGACTTGGTCTCGTCAGCCTTACGGACGTTATTACCGCTTAGCTCGTGGTGAAGCATAGGGTAAGTCATCGCATCGAATGTGTGGATATAGATTGAACGTTTAGGTTTGAAAGCTGCTGAAGGGTCGTATTTACCCTCTTTCACCTTCTCACACTGTAAATTAAGGAACATCTGCTTCACCTTTGTGCAAGATGATGAAACGATCAACCGCTCAGTATTGAGCAAATTGTTTACGATACGCACACGAGCCTCGACTGAACCGCCGAACTTAGGGGCTGCTTTCATCTTGATCGGCTTCAGATCTTTGAAGGAAGTCTTGATCAGCTCTTTACTCTCCCTCTCGTAGTCCAGCACGTCATAGCTCCCATCAGAGCCGGGACGGAACTGGTTAAATGCTGAGTCGTCCGAGATATCTTCGTAGTTGTAGTGCATCTTTCGGATGCGGTTCCAGAACATCATACGCCTCATCTGTTCACGCACAAGGACTCTGGTCTTCAATTTTTGGTTGATATATACCATTTCATCGAAGACTACCCACACGATACCCCTGTCTTTAGTAGGTATCATCTGCATCCATATGATAGCATTATTCGCTGAACCGAGGTCATAGCCGAATGTGATCGGGTAGTTCATAGAAGGTAGGACTCGCTTCTTAGCGTTACCCATGACGTGAACCTCTGGGAAGAAAGAGTTAGCGAAGATGCCGTCACCAACTGGACGGTCAACCCACTTACCTTCAACCATCCGTTCGATTTCAATAGGATCGTCACGTGTCGCCTCAATAACCGATTCGTAGTAGGAATCGTTCAGATACGTGTTATCCTTTGAGGTCATCTCTATCTGGATATAGCGTTTATCCCACTCACCTTCTGGGGATATTATATCGCCTTGACGGTTCTTAGATTCTTTTAAAGGTATCTCAAAGAAGCGTTTATACACCCAGTGACTCGGTCCGTCAGGATTCGTAGCCATGAGGTATTGCTGGAGTGGCACACCGGGACGACGACCTATCTGTTGGACAACCGCAGTGAAATACCCCGGCCCACCGAGAGTAGTTCCCTCATCCACAAACACAAAGGATGGCTCGAAACCACGGATACGGTTCTTCAAGATATCCTCGTGCGGTGCTGAGATAAGGAGCAACTTTGACCAGCCACCCCAAGCATTCTGCACCATACGGTAACGATACCTCATTTCGTCCATACGTGGCTCTTTGTAGACCAGACCGAGGTTATCCCTCCAGTCGGGGAGGATCTCGTTTTCTAGCTTCTCCCAGATACCACCTTGAGTCGCCTGAGAACGGACACCTAAGTCTTACCACCGCCTCTGTCGCCCCACATGAGGCCGAAGCGAGCTGTCATGTCAAATACCCTTTGTTGATCCGCCGTAAGCGTAGGAGCCCACGTTAACGGCTCCTCAGGAGGGCCGTCGACTATCGGCTCGTTACCGAGGAGTTCTCTCAGCTCCTCGAAAGCATCATCGTCAAAATCAAGTGCCACTACTACTATCTGGTTTTAACTGTTGGAATGCTGGTAACACTGGCTTGTCATCGTTGCCTTTCTTCTTCGAGATCTTCGCCATGGCGAGTGTGCCGGACTGGACGTCACGGTTTGCCTTGAGCAATTGGTCATACGTTAAATTATAGGCTCGCTGCCACATCAACCTCTCACGTATCGATAAGTTCTCGTTTCGCAGTTCCTCACGGATCCGGTCAAGATCCTCGACCAGTTCCATTCCGCAGTAAGTTATAAGTCTGTGAAACAGGGTCATCGACCCTACTAAAAATTTACCAGCTACTGGTTCAAACTTCCCAAGAGTTTCGAGCTTAGTGATAGTCTCTTGTGGGATCCCAGCTTCCTTGAAGCCCTGCATGGTTAGCGTCATACTCTCTTGGTTAAGCAGTGCCATGACGTTCTCGTCGGCGTCTTTCTCAGGGTCCGGCTCTCGAACCACGACAGGGTTAACTCTTGGGACAGTATCCTCAGGACTGGTCCCATACACTGAAGCTAACCTCACATCGTTGGAAATTGCCTTACGAAGTTTTTCAACTGAACATTCTAAGAGTTCAGCTGCAGTTTCGACATGGCCACCAGCAGTTTGCATTGCTTCAATGATAGCCTCCCTCTCTTCAGTATTCATCTCTTAGTTCCTTTCTTCGTTTAGCCAAAATTTTCTTATATAAAGTTTTCGAGTATCTATCCATCTTCAAAAGAAGCTGATTAGTTTTCGACTGTGATTCTTTTATCTTATCGTTAATCTCTGTAGTCGCAAGTTTCTTCTGAGCCCTCAACTCACTACGCTCCATACGAGCGAGCTTAGCTTCTTTGGCATGCTTCATCTTCAACTCATCGACCTTATTCAGCAAATTATCCAATGACGCTTTATAATAATTGCGTCGCTTCTCTGATCTCAAGAGACGTGGAGGTGGCCTGTTAGCTTTAGTGTAGTCTTTACACAGCTGGACAGTCTCCTCCTCGCTCTTGTGGAGATCCTGAACTAGTTGAAGATACTCCTCGTCCTGCCCGAGGATCTCCTCAAACTCAGCTCGCTTACAGATGGAGAGATACTTTATCACGTTCCATTTTCATGATTATAGGTTTGAAGGTAGATTCAAACCAAGGTGAGTCTTTTAGGTATTTAAACTTCCGGCCAAAGTCTCTACGGAAGTAGGCATTGGCACGGTTACGGTCAGAAGAGTTGAAAGGGTCAAAACCACAGCCTTTAATAAAAGCCCTCATCTCTTTGACGATGATGTTATCCCAACG